TGCAACAACCAACTAGTGAGGAAGGTGCAATATTAAAACGAGAATGGTGGCGTATCTATGATAGTGAAAATATCCCACAGCTGCATCACGTTATACAATCTTACGACACAGCTTTTCTTAAAAAAGAAACAGCAGATTACTCTGCTATTACGACTTGGGGTATATTCTATCCAGATGAGGATAGTGGTGCTAATTTAATATTATTAGATGCTATAAAAGGTAGGTACGAGTTTCCAGAACTTAGAAGATTGGCCCTTGACCAATATAAATACTGGCAGCCAGAAACGGTGATTGTAGAGGCAAAAGCATCAGGTTTACCTCTAACATACGAGTTGAGGAAGATGGATATACCGGTCGTCAACTTCACTCCGTCAAAAGGCAACGATAAGCATGCTCGCGTAAATGCGGTTGCACCTTTATTTGAATCTGGTATGATATGGTGTCCTGAGCAAAAATTTGCTGAGGAGGTTGTAGAGGAGTGCGCAGCATTTCCATACGGCGACCATGATGACCTTGTGGATTCTACGACACAAGCGATTATGCGATTCAGGCAGGGCGGTCTGATCGGACACCCTGAAGATTACGTAGATGAAAAGGCAGAGAAACCAAAGAGGAAATATTATTAATATGGGAATAAAAGCAATTAAAGGTTTAGGTAAAGCTTTTTTAGAAGGTAGAAAAGAACTTCTTAAAAAATCTAAAAAGTTTCCAGGACCAAAATCTGATGAACAATTAGACAAAAAAATAAAAACTAGAATTAGACATGGAAGAAGTGTTCCGGGAGTAAAAGGAAAAATTTTCCAAGATGATATAGATGTTGATGCAAGAATTAAACGTACTGGTAGATATAGAAACATAAGAGCAACTCAATTAGTTGAGATGCGTAAAAATATGCGTAAAAATAAAAAATAATGTCAGGAATATCCATACTTAAAAGACTATTGATGAAAGAGGCTATGAAGAGAGATGCGCCTTTTCAAAAAGAAGGCATCATGTCTATTAGTAAAAGTTTAGCTACTAACGTTGATTCTAAAGTAAACAGAATAGTCGAGGGAGCTAAAAAACAAGGTATTGATTTTGATCAATATAATGAGGAACAAGTTAAATATATTTTAGAACTTAATAGACCAAAACTTCAACCTCGAGTTATATCTCAAGGAGATCCTGAGTTTAAAAAAATAACTGAAGCTATGCTTGGTGGCAAAAAAGGCAAAGTTATCAAAGCAGATTTTGGTAAACCTTTTGCAAAAGAAGTTGAAAGTATGGAGGACATTGCAGATGCAAGATTAATTAAAGATATGTATCGAACTGCAGGTCCTAGAAATTTAGACGAGGATGCAGGATATCTTGCAGAGTTTATAGCAGAAGATGCCGGAAAAATTTTTGATGATCTTTCTGCTGAACAGCAAAGAATATTTAAAAATCGAGCAAAAAAAGCTTTGAGAAAAAATGTTAAAAAATATAAAACAGAAGGTCTTGAACGAACGGCTAAAGTATTAGAAGCAAATCAAAAAAGAAAATTAAATGTTTTTAAAAATTTAGATGATAATAAAAAATTAACTGACGATGAGTATGAAGAGTTTTTAGAGGAATTAGGAGTAAGCGATGAGTATTTAGAAGCTTATGATTTTGATGGCACAGCCGGATCCGCAAAAAAAATTTTAAAAGACAGCGTGGAGGAAGAACAATATATGTTTGACCAATACAGAAAAGGTAAACTTGATCCAGAAGATATGGCAACAGGCGGACGTGCAGGATTTGACAAAGGTGGTATGTCCAGAAGAAAGTTTATGCAAATTATGGGAGGCCTTGCAGCGTTACCTGTGGTTGGTAAATTTTTTAAAGTAGGAAAAGTTGCAAGTAAAGTTCCACAATTTGTAAAAACACAACCAGTTGCAGGTAAACCAGAATGGTTTGATTCATTGGTTAATAAAGTTATTGCGGAGGGAGATGATGTTACAAAAAAACTTGCAACTAAAGAAAGAGAAATTGTTCACACTAAAAAAATTGATGAGGATAGCACAGTGACAGTTACACGAGATCTTGATGAGGGTATTGTAAGAGTCGAGTATGACAGTCCTGAAAATACTTTTGCAGACACAGTTCAATTACAATATAGAAAACCATTACCAGATGAAGCTAATCCAAATCCAAAAGCACAGTTTGATGTGGCAGAGTCGGGTCCGGTTGGAAGATCAGTAGGTCCAGAGGATTATGAGATAGAACTAGATGAGGTCGGTGGTACAAGTATCAGACATCTAGACTCTGATGTTTCTAAACTAAAAGAATATGCGACAGGTAAAAAACCTACACTAAAAGAATTCGTACAAAATAAAAAAAGAAAAGATAAAGCTAAAGCTATAACAGAAGATCCTGAAGCTCAGTCAGATGCGGTCACTGCAAGACAGGGTGAGTATGATGGACCTTATGAAGATGACTTTGCATCAGGTGGTATTGCACGTTTGTTAGGAGAGTAGCATGGAAAGAGATATTGTAAAAAGAATAGAAGACTTAATTGATCTATTCGATGAAGGTGAAGTTACAACAGCAGATAAAATAGAAAGACCTGAAGATCCTTTTAGAGATTTTAACGAACGTAATCCAATGGCCGGGGGTGGTATGTTAGTGCAACCAGGTTTTGGTGGCAAGAGGCAGGGGTATAAAACTGCAAAAAGGATTGAACCTAATATCGGAAAAACAGATTTAGGAAAATATGAAGTTAGATATAAAGATACACATTTAGGAACTTTTGATAAGATATCAGATGCTAGAGAAGCATTATCCATCGCAAAAGAAAAAGATCCACCTATTCCAAGAAAAGATGTTCAATTAAAAGGTCAAGTAAGTTTTAGATCTATTGTTGAACAAGTTATGGATGATTTGTTAGAGGAAGGTTATGATGCTTTTTCTACAGCAGATATTAATAGTAAATTATCTAAAAAAATTAAAAATCAATATGGTGTTACAAATAAAACCATATTAAGAGCTATAAAAACAAATAGAAAATTAGATAAATTTAAGGACTTTAAATTTGTAAAAGGAACCGGTTTAAATCAAGTAAAACCCTTAACTAAAAATAAACAAAAAATTTTAATCGAATCTTTCCCTGAAATAGATTTTGATTTTACTACAGGTCGTAAATATGGAATTGATAAAACCAGTGATCCTGTACGATGGAGAAAAATAAAAGATTTTATCGACATGCCCAGTGAGGGTTTATTTCCTTATGGTATTACATCAAAAGATGGTTTATGGAATTCTTTATATCGAAGCACCATATCTGGAGATAGGTGGAAGTTAATATCTAAAGTCCCTAAAAATTGGAGAAAAGGTGGGGCTTGGAGAAAATCTAAATTTAAAGATACTTTAACAGGTCAAACAATTACTTATGATAATTTAGAAAAATATGTTGATAGTCAAGGTGGAAAAGGAACATATAAAAATTCTTTAAAATCGTGGGAAAATAGAAAAGCCTTAACAGATGCAAAAATAATTTTTAAAGGAAAAGAACAATCTTTAGGAGGTGTTTTAAATCAACAAGCAATTGCTAAATTTGGAAAAGAAATACCTTCTGGAGCTAAAAATGTTCCTTTTTTTGGAGCTTTCCAAATAGCACATAAACAAGGAGTTGGAAATAATTTTTGGGATGTAGAAGTCGCTTACAGAGATGCTAATTTAAAATTAAATTCCTTAAATAAACAATTACTATCTGAATTAAAAGGAGTTGATAATTTAAATCAAAGAAAAAAAATTATAAAAAATTATTCAAAACAAATAAAAGCTTTGCCAGGGGGAGCAAGTTTTATGTTTGAAGGCCAAGAATTAGGTAAAGCACCAACTCTTCGAAGTGCTACTGAGGCAGCTTTTAGAGAGTTAGGTTTATCTAGAACATTTCAAGCTAATAGAAAACAAATAGAACAAACTTTAGCCTCTTTTTCTAATAATCCTAAATGTATAATAACTTTTGGTAAAAAGAAAGTTGCAGCAGAGGGTGGTAGAATAGGTTATGTGACTGGGTCTGCAAATCTTACAGAGTGTGCTAAAGATGGTGCAAAAGTTTTTAACGAAGGTAAATTTAAAACAGCAGATCAAGTGCAAGACGCAGCAAAACTTTTAAGAGGTGGTCGTGCGGTAATAAGCGGGCTTATGAAATATGGTGTAATACCAGAACTTGCATACGTAGGATTAGAAGCTGCTGGTAGAACTTTGTTAGGAGAGAAACCAACTAATTCTCTTTTAAAATCTATAGACACACTTACGTTTGGTGCAACTGATTTTGGATCGGGTATCGAGGCAGAAAAATTTGGTAAATTTTCTGATCAAAAATTAGCTGTAGATAAATTTAGAAACAGTCAAGCTTTGGTAAATTCTTTGCAAAATAAATTAGCAAACCTTGAATCTATAACTGATCAGGCTGGTGAGGGTTATGTTGGTGATCTGACCTCAGACATACAGATGACTCAAGCACAATTACAAACAGCACAAAAAGCATTACAAGAAAATACAGTTTCATCTGATATAATACAATTTATAGATAGAAAAGGACAAGAGATTGCAGATACACAGATGGCTAAATCAGATTTTGCAAAACAATCATTAAGAGATCAAATGGAAGGTATACCTGGAATAAGTGATTACACAGATACAGAATCCACTAGAATATTTCCAAAACAACCAAGTCAGATGGATTTAAATCTAAAAATGCTTCCACGAATGCCAACAGATTTATTCACAGCTACACCCTCTGGTATAGAGGATTATGCAAAACAATTAAAACAACAAGGTCTTGATGCAGCTCCTCGAGATGTGGAAGCTTATAGAGATCTTTTAAAATTAATGTCCTTGTCAGAATCAGCGGGTGCATTTAGCCCAGAACAGGTTTACGGTGCATCAGGTGTTTTCTCACAACCATTGGCAGGCGGTGGTATAGCAAAAATGGCTGGTGTATCATCAGGCCCACCACCAGAATCAGGACCTAACTCACAAGGGTTGCCAGGTCTATTAAAACGTGTTAGAAACTTATAGGAGTATTAAATGGCAGAAATAGACAAAGGACTCCCGAACACTAGAAACAAAGAAGAGATCCCCTCAGAGCAGGAGATTCAAGACGTTGCTGTTCAGGAACCAGTAGAGGAAAAAGGACCGATCGAGGTCATACCAGAAGAGGATGGTGGCGTAACATTAGACTACGAGCCAGGTGCAATTAACGTACCAGGAACAGAATCACACTTTGATAATCTAGCAGAACTTTTACCTGATGATGTTTTAGAACCAGTAGGAAACGAGATGGTTCAAAACTACATGGATTATAAAGCATCGAGAAAAGAATGGGAACAATCCTATATCACAGGATTAGATCTACTTGGTTTTAAATACGAGAATAGAACAGAACCATTTCAAGGGGCTTCAGGTGCAACACACCCAGTGTTGGCTGAGGCAGTAACACAGTTTCAAGCACAAGCATACAAAGAATTATTACCAGCAGATGGACCGGTAAGAACACAGGTCATAGGTGTAAAAAATCCACAGACAGAGCAACAAGCAGTTCGTGTAAAAGATTTTATGAATTATCTGATTATGGATCAGATGAAAGAGTACGAGGCAGAGTTTGACTCGATGTTATTTCATCTACCACTTGCAGGTTCTACATTTAAAAAAGTTTACTACGATGTACCGATGGGTAGAGCAGTATCAAAGTTTGTGCCAGCAGATGAATTAGTTGTGCCATATACTGCAACAAGTATCGAAGACGCAGAGTCTGTAATTCATGTAGTTAAAATATCAGAAAATGAATTAAGAAAACAACAGGTCAATGGTTTCTACAGAGATGTAGAGTTAGGACCACCAGGTCATGTAGAAAAAAATGATCTTGATAAAAAAGAAAAAGAATTAGACGGAACTAAAAAGACAGGTAAACAAGAACCTGTGTATACTCTATTAGAGTGTCATGTTAATCTTGACCTAGAAGGTTTCGAAGAAGTTGGTTCTAATGGTGAGCCAACAGGAATAAAATTGCCCTACATTGTAACTGTAGAAGAAGGCAGCCGAGTAGTCCTCTCCATACGGAGAAACTATGC